TAGCTACTGCAAATGGAGCAAGTATTTGTGCCGCAGAGCTGTTTCCTGCACCCCTAGAGCCGAGTAAACGCTGTAGACCACTAGACATAGCATTAACGCTTTGATCTGTGGCTGCACGAGCCGATACGTTGTCTTCTCTATTTCGTCCGCTTGTTAGTTCGTAGTCTCTTTGAGCCTTAGCTGCTGATTCTATTAAATCATTGAGTGCTGTGGTGTATGAACCCTCGATGTTGCCCATACCGATCTGTCTTTGCTGCCCTAAACGACCTTGAGCTTGTCTAGCCATAGCTTCTTGGTCTGCGAGGTAAGCCTCTGTTGCTGCCTTCTCACGTGATGCTGCGGCTCTTTGGGCTGCACCAGCGTCATATCCACCACTTGCTCCTGGTAGCTGTACGTTAGCGAGTCCTGCACTAAACCCTAGTGGAGAGTCTATACCGAGTGTGGTTGGTGTAGCCTTAGATAAAGAAATACCCCTAGCTTGGTTAGCTAGGTAGTCTTGACCCTGTCCCGATGGTACGCTAGAGGCAGCAGCACCGTATGCTCCTCCTGTAAATTGTCTTAATAATCCTTCGCCTATCATAATAAAATCCTATAAATAATTAATAATCAAAGTCCTGTAGGAGTTACTAGGTGAGTGCAAGCTGTTATGAGTCTTGCAGCCTTTTATACCTAGTATTATACTCTTACTTTTTTACTAAAGTAGATCAACCTTAGCCTGTGTTACATCTGAGTTAGCCTCAGTGTCAGTGAGAGCCTTACCCATAGTGCCTGCTTGAGTATTGCTATCTGCATAACCCCATACCGCACTTGGTACTACTGAGAAGTCGTACTGAACCATGATAGGTGATATATGTCCTGCATCCCATAGATCAAGACCAGCCACCTTGTTTGATGTACCAGCGTCATAAAGATCATCTAAGAGAGCGTAAGCTCCTGCTGTAGCTGTCTTAGCAGTTATTCTAACTGTAGCGTAACGTGCCACTGCTGCTGAGTAGTAGGCGTAGATGTTGAATGGTAACCAAGATCCTGTAGTAGTTGGGAATGTGTAAGTAGCATCTGGAGTAGCTGTTAAAAGAGTTCCTGGTAAGAACAGATCAATTATCAGATCACCTGATGAGAATGTTGCATTACGATACATATAACCTGAGATACCAGCCTGTGAAGTAGGGTTAGCTGGGATTTTTAAGTAGGTTAGGAATCCGTTAGTCGCTTCCTCTGCCTTGATAGCGAGTGCTAGTGATGATGCTGTTCGTACAGTTGTGTCAGTAAGCCCAGCACCAGATGACCAAGCTGATCCCCTATTTGTGTACCATCTATGCTTAGAGGTGTTCCCGTCCATATTCTGGAAGGCAATATCACTACCATCTAACTGAAGCTTATACCCTGAGATAAGAGTAGCAGAGGCAAAGGTGCAGTCTGCATATAGAGCTTGGTTGAGAGTGCCTGATGCCGTAGCTATATCTATAGTGTTTGTAGCTACTGAACCAAAGTTGCAGTTATTGAATATATTACTAGAGCCTCCCGATAGGTATGTAGCGTTCGTTCTACAGGCATTGACTGTACAGGAGTTAAAAGTATTACCAGAGCTTGAGAATATTCCGATAGCATAACCAGCTGCGTTGTTACCAGCATTAGCACCGTATGAATGGCAGTTGTTGAAGATGTTACCAGTAGCCGAGGTGTCGAGAGATATCATTGCTCCTGCGGTAGTAGTTGTACCGTTGTAATGAAGAATATAGTTTATGGTCTTATTAGCTGTACCACGAAGCGCAATACCTGACTGGCCACCATAGTTTGACCCTGCGGTGTTGTAGGCGGTTATACCAGTGTGCGTTGTAACCGAAGTAGCTGGGTCACCTGTTCCTGACATAGCAAGCCAATGCCTACCACCAGTGATTGAAGTCTGGTACCCTACGATTCCATCAAAGGAAGATGTTGCACCACCAGTTAAGCCACCACTCAAAGTAATTGCCTTACCAGATGAGTTATCAGAATATTCAAACCTTGTGTAGTTGAAGTTCCCTGCAGTGTTAGAGGCGTTGTTCATATACCAGCCAAGGGTCGTAGTGACTGGCTTGATAATAGAGTTACGGGTTAGGTTGGCAATAAATGTTCCAGCGACAGGAGTGTTTGTGATGGCTGCCTCTGCACCTCCAGCGGTAGTTGATACGACTACTTGAGTAGTATTGACCACTGTTATCACAAATCTCGTCTGGTTAGTATTGTAGGCAATACCTGGGACTACTATTTCATCACCTACCGAGAAGCCATGTGCTGCCTGTGTAGTAAGTGGACTTGCTGCTGTACCTACTCCAGAAGCATATTGAGCATATTGGGTATAGGTTGCCCCAGTAGTGAGGATCTGCCCTCCAGTATCACCTATGGCTGTAAATATACCTTGATCTCCGTTAGCAGTTGAATCAATAACGAGTGTCTGAATCCTAGACTTAGTAGAGGATGCTCGCATATCAAATAATCCTCCAGCAGTTACCCAAACACTACCCTTCAATGTAAGAGTAGTTGAGGCTGATTGGTCGAATACTACTGACCCGCCTGAGCCAATAGTTAGGGCTGCACCCATAGTTTGAGTAGTTGAGCCTATAGCAGTAGTAGCCTTAGATCCCCAAGTATTAGAAGTACCAGATAAGGTAAGAGTCTTAGTAGTAAGCCCAGCATCGTTGAACCCTCCTACCCATACATCATCACTTGAACCTAGTGCTGCTGCGGTGTTGTATGTGAATGCAAACCAAAGTCCTGAAGCCGCAGTACGAACAGCACCAGATGTACCTACACTATTCTTAAGTCTACAGGTATAAGCTGAAGCTGTAAGAGTAGCGAACGTATAAGGAGTAGCGAATCGAACATAGTTCATCCCTAACTTGATATCTGCCGAGTTAATAGTAGCAGTAGCCTTAGAGACTGCTGACTCCATTATCTCTACAGTGATGTTACCTCCGTTAGTTGGTACGCTTGCTAGACATATCCAGCATCCGTTGATGGCATTTACTAGGTTGGGAGCTGTTACACCAGAGCTTGTGATACCAGCACTTGTAAGTGTTGCTGTAGATGCTGTGATAGTAGCACTTCCAAGGTGTGTATCGTAGGTAGCTCCGTTATATGTAACAGTTGCCATATTAGCTTATCTCAGTCCCTTCTTCTATCTGTTGAGAGAGTTCATACTCCTCTTCAAATGAAGTAAGCTTGTTCCTGACCTCTTGCTCTAGTTGAGACGGAGAGCATCGTAGTTCCTGGCTACGAAGTACTACCTCATCATCTTTGTAGATATCAAAAGTAAAACTCTGTTGTAGGTTCAAGTCTAGTTCTGATTTATCTGTGATTATTGCTTTCATATTATTTCCTTTCTTATTCTTATTATACTAAACATAGGTTAGTCCAGCCCTACCTGTCCAGTTAGTTGCATAGCTTGAAGCCCCGTTAGCGTACATTCTGACGTTAGTAGCTATAGTTCTCCTATAAATGTACCAACTGGCATCTACAGTGTCCTCATAGCCCACATAAACGTAAGTACCTGTCTTCTCATAGTCTTGGAAGGCTAGGTTAGTAGATCCACCTGTAGCATTAAGTGTCGTTCCTGTGAGTGATAATCCAGTGCCTAAAGTAATCTCCTCGATTGCTCCTGTACCAGCAGTACCACGACCAAGGATTTTGTTGGTAGCCATTGAGTCTGTCTTCTTAGCTGATATCTGAGTCTGTATTGGAGATGTTACGCCTTTAACATAAGATACTTCAGTTACAGTAGGGTATGAAGATGGATTTAAAGAGATTAGTTGATTCGAGGTGCCGCCAGTTGCAAGTAATGAATTGGCGGTTAAAGCCGCTACAGTCATTGTAAAGTTCTTAATTAACTTCCACTGGTTATTATCATAATAAAGCAAGTCGTCTTCCTCACCGTATATAGTGCCCCCACCAAAGTTTTTGCTGCCCCTAGCCCTAACTCTTAAGACTTCTCCACTCTTGGCTGTATACAGATCAATGTCTACACTTGGTCTACCATCATAAAAGTTGATAAAATCTGAACCAAAGGAATAAGTACCGATAAGTTCCATTCTCTTCTGGCTGTCTGCATCTAGCTCATTTATAGCATCCTGTACATTAGTAGCAGCTATAGTCCCAGCAGGAGTGTTGTCTATCTGGTTAGCGTCATAGTCGCTTGTGGCTGCGGTTACTGCACCTGTTCTACCAAAGACACTAGATACCGCACTTCCAGCAGAGGCAGCCTCTTCTATAGCCGCTTGTACATCAGTAGATGTGAAACCATTAGTAGAGTTATCAAAGCCTACATTTAAAGCTTTTGGATTACGATAAAAGATGTAGTCATTAGTTAGGTTCGCATCTGTTCTAGCAGGGTCTACATTAGCAGCAGACGAGTCTATTAGGAGTAGCCCAGCCCCAGGATCTATAGTACCCCTGAATATATCATTACCAATACTGGCATTGGAACTACCGATGATTAGATAGTTAATCGCTCCTGTAGCTACTGTTACTGGTTCATACCCACCGTTAATAAGGAGAGATCCTAGTCCTAGCGTGATTATGTATGTCGCCCCACTAGGTACGTTGAAGAACGATGCAGTAGTAGAACTGATTGCGTTACCAAAGTCTAGCGAGAAAGTAGATACCCCAGCAGGAGCCGTTATCAAACTGACGTTAGCTGTGTAATTGATACCTACCCCAGCTGTTAGACGACCATTCCTCCAGTAGCCAGAACCACCAAGTATGAAGCCTGTGGGGATTGTAACTATAAGTCCTCCTAGTAATGATATCTTTCCGTCTCCTGCAAAGGTTACGAAGTCTAAGTCCCAAGTTCCAGTTGGTAGAGTTTCGTCTTGCTCAAAGGTTATCCTTGTAGGACCTTCCTGACCACCTGATATCTCAGCCATTAGATCAGACCAAGTATTGTACCTGTTACCTGCCTGAGCCCCAGACGAGTTGTAGATGTACTCATCATAGGTTTGATCTGTTACAACATCAATCCATTCGGTATCATAATCAGTAGCAGAGTTCTTAGCGAGTACTTGTCCAGTTGTGCCACCAGCGGCTACTCCAACCCCATCTGTACCATCAACACCATCGGCTCCTGCTGGGCCAGTTGCTCCTTGTGGGCCTCTACCGCCCACTACAACCTGTCCAGTGACCACAGCACCGCTTGAAACGTCTGAGCCGACTATGACTCCTTCTTGAACATTTGTACTCAACTGAGAGCCTATACTGACGTTAGAAGTAACATTGCCGCTATCATCGACATTGGCACTAATCGTATTGCCGTTTGTTACGTTCCCATTAATTATTACGTCAGCCATCGAGCCTCCTTAGCTTAAGCGATTTGTTGGAGATCCATCAAGGTCAATAGTACCCTCGTCTATCTTGTATACATTCACCCCATCAGAGTCCTCATCTACTTTAATATCGTAGTAGTATTTCTGCACAGCCATAGTAGCTGTGTTAGCTGGGGTTATCACTATTGTGGCCTCACCATCGGCATTACCGTCTGTTATGTTCTTGACCAGTACAGCAGTAGAGTCATCAGCATCTTCATCGTACTCATCAGTCTTCATAGTAAAACGAACAGTGGAACCAACTAAACTAGTGGCTACACCGCTTTTTGTATAGACTACATCTATTGTATAGGTCGTTCCTCTGTTAATTTTAAGTTTTGTTGCCATAATATCTTTCTATTTAAATTTGGTAGGGGCGGTAGGAACCCCTTAATGAGTAGAGACTATTCTCTGACCCAAGTACCAGCGTAACTTTTAACGTACCAACCGTCTACACCATCACCGACTAGCTCGATGTAATCGATGTCAGCTTTGGCAGTAGCCTTAGTGTTGATTGCGTCCTTGTTATCTGCAGCAGTAAATCCAGCGCCCATGATCTTATCAGCGGCAGCAGGAGATACGTTAACAGCACAAGCGCCGTTAGCAGTTCCGTGGTTCTCTATTCGGTAACTAAGACCAGCAGCTGTAGATGGAAGGGTAATAGTTATAGCGTCTGTTTGGACAGCTTGAGCTATACCGCAATCCGCAGCAGCTAGGGTCTTGTTCTCAGTAACTACAACAGCGTTGCGGTTTGAGTTGTTCCTATAGATAGTTGTGGAGTTTGCCATGTTTTAGTTTTCCTTTACTTTTTAACGGATAGCTTAGATCGGAGGCTTGCACGTTGCCTTGCAGCACGCTCGGCTTCTTTAATCTGAGCTTCCTGTTCCCTCTCGGCTTCTTCAATTCTTTGCAGATCTTGCTCTAAAAATCGTTCATAGTTACGCTTTGCAGCGGCTTTAACTTCATAGTAGGCATCATCTTCATTGAGTATGAACTCAGCTTTCTTAGTCTCTTCGACTTGAGGAACATCTTTTTTTACTTCTTCTTTAGACATATTGTCTCCTTTTAGTTAAGTTAGTAGGACTCTTAACAGTTTGCTCAAACTAGACTATGAAGTCTGGAATGAAGCAACACCATCGATCTTAGCAGTAAGAACGAAGCAGTCGTAGACTACACGCCCTTCAACTACCCAACCATTAACACCACGAGGGTTCTTATGAGTTACGTAGTCAGCTAGTACCATTGGGCTTACAACAGCTGAAGGGTGAACGATGATAAGAGTTACATTAGTAGGCATGTATGAGTCTGGGACTACTCTTACTTCGACACCATCAACAGTTCCAAGGCTTCCAGACTTTCGGCTAGCCATACCAGCTTCAGAAGCTAGAACGTAGTTGCTCTGCTTTAAGAAGTTGTAGTGACCAGGAGTCATGAAAGCGATACGACCTGTTAGAGGTACCTTTTTGTTTGTTAGGAACTTGTTAGTATCCAAGAAACTTGAGTAACCATTGCTTGTGCTAAGAGCTGCTGGAGTACCAGTAGCTGAGTTAGCTGTTGCAGCAGCGTACAAAGTTGCAAGACGGTATACATCAATTTCTGGTGTAATTACTTCGTCTAGCTGTCTAGCTAGGAATTTTCCTGCTTCTTGAGCTCCCATAGAAGCGTCAAGGTTTCTGCGGTCGATAGATTTTGTGAATCCACGATCACGAGAAAGAGTTAGAGTTTGAATTGTAGTATCAACCTCTTCGATTACTCCGTATCGGTTGTCACCATTAACAGCGTAAGCTTGCATGGTAGCAGTTCCGACAGAGTAAACATTTACTGTGTCAACGCCTTTCCAGTCATAGTCGTTAGAAAAAGCACCTTCAGTCACAGACTTTAGTGAGAATCTCTCGGCTACTTTGGAAGCGTATTTACTTGCTCTGTTTTGTGCCATCTTAAATTTTCCTTTAGTTTAGATAGCTTCGGCTGTGGTTATTGTACAGAGTCAAATCCTTCTTCAAATGCGTCTTTGGCAACAGTTTTAGGTGGGGTACTTGCTTTTGGTTCTGCTTTAGCTAGATTTCTCTGAGCTGACTTCATCCCCTGTGCTGCACCCTTCTTGACTCCTACACCACGTGCTTCAGCTAGTGTTTTGTAGAAATCGTACGGCAAGACGTTGGCCTTAATAACTAATCCTGTATTCTCATCCATTTCAAGCTGTGCTGATCTGGTATAAAGTTCTTCAGCTTTACGAGCAAACTCTGGGTCATACTCTGGGCTGTCTTTATCAAATACTGGAAAGTCATTCAGAACTTGCAGAGACTCGACATTCAGATCGTTGTTGAGAGACTTAACGTGATTATTAAACTCTTGCATCTGGAGCTTCTGCTCTAGTGCTTCGACCCTTGCCTCTGGTACATCCATTCCATCCTCTTCAATGAGTTGTTCAACTGTCTTAGGTTTGTATACTAGACTGTTAAGTCGTTCTACTTCCTGTTCTAGTCTTCGCTTCTCATTGGCAAGTGTACGGATGCGGTTCTGTGCTTTGTTCTTTGCCTGCGGTTTGTCTTCAGTCTCTTCGGGAGTCTCTTCTTCAGATTGCTCTTCGGTTGATTCTTCCTCTGCTTCTTCTGACTCAGATTCCTCTTCAGTATCTTCATCGGATGCCTCCTCTGATTCCTCTGTTGATTCATCTACCACTTCAGGTTCTGTTGTTTTACTGGTTGACGACTCCTGTTCGGTAGATTCCTGCTCTTCTACCTCTGATTCTGGTTCATCAAAATCATTTACGTCTATGTCTATGGTGTCATCCATAATAGTTTTTCTCCTTTAGTTTACGTCTTATTTCTTCGCTGACGAGGCGGGAGTTGAGAGCTCCGTTCCAGGCTACCTACCATAGCCCAGAACGCATATCTCTACTTGGCGAGTTTAGCCATATTGCTAATTGCCTCCTTTTGAATCTCTAAGAACTCAACCATCTTCTTAGATGCTAAGATAATGGCCTTAACTTCTTCGGTCGGGGTGTTCTCGTTAACGTTCAATGATTCGACAGAGCTGTAGTGCTTGATAGCTAAGTCAATCTCTTTTAATAGTTTCTCAAAAACAGGCTTCGATTTGTAAGCCTTAACCTCTTCATCCTTACGTTCTTCGTTAACATCCTCTGTAACTTGAGAGAAGTCTAGTACCTGTCCATCATTAGGGTATAGATCACCATCCATTACGCTCTACTCCTCTCCATAGCTGTTGCTAGTGTCTCTAGGGCTGTTTCAACTGGGATTCCATCCTCTACCATCTTAATAACTGAAGCTATCTGTTCATCTGGTACATTGCTTTGGCGTAGGTCATCTACTAATTGAACAATCATATCATCATCTGCTGGGTTCTGTGGCTGTCCGTACTCTTCGCTTTCTTGCATTGGTTCTTGGGCTTCTGGCATGCCTTGTAGGGCTTCTGGGTCTTGAGCCTGCTCTTGCATCATCTCTGGCGGTAATTGCTCTCCTGCACCCTGCATTGAAGCCATAGGGTCTTGTGATGGGTCTATAGGCATACCGTTCTCATCCATCTGTTGTTCTTGAGCAAGCATTTCGTCCTCAGACTTAACAATCTTGTCTGAGTTCTCTAGTGGGGCTACTAAGTTACGGATAAGCTCTGGTACTTGGACATACTGAGCGACTAGAGGGTTAGTTGCTGCAAGCTGTAGGAGTTCTAGTGTTAGTTCTCTTTGGCTGTCATCCTCTTTAATACGTGAAGTTGAAGCATCCACCTCGAACTTAAAGACAACATCTTTGAACTGGTCGTAGTCAAGCATAAAGACATTGTTCTCATCTACAAGCTCTGGGTCTATCTCTCTAATCTTATCTGCAAGATCTTCGTCTAGTTCTAGCTCTTCGACACCGCTCTTCTCATTCATATGGATGTTGATACATGACTCAGCTACATCAGAGTACCAAGCCTCAAACTGTTGTAGTAGGAAGTTATCTGATACGCCTAGACGTTGAGTCATAGCCTCTACACCCTTTGGAGTCTTAGAGAATCCTGGGTTGCCTACATCTGCACCAATAGAAGTATCTTGAGAGTTGTTCAAGTTAAGGATCTGAGACTTGAGTAGTCCATAAGTAGAGGAGAAGTTAGTTAGGGCAGTAGTGTTAATGTTCACAGCCTCTACATCGTTCTGATCTCCTACACCCATCTTCCAGATAGCACCTGGTTTGTACTTAATAGTAGATGTCTGTACTTGTCCTCTAGTTTTTAGTGGTGGGTTAAGCATTAGCCCTGTAGTGTACTGTGATGCTTGGATCATAGAGTCTAAGACGTTCTGCATACCACCTGAGAGCTCAATAGCACCTCTACCTAGTGGGTTCTGTAAGTCTAGTTCGAAGTACATGAACTGTATTGGCATCTCACCACGTGGGTCTGGGTTAACCTTAGTACGGCATACTTTCTCTACTGATGGTAGGAATGAGTAGAACTTAGCACCTACACCCTTCTGGAAGGCGTGTATGACCTCGATACCACCTGTGTCTAGGTTACGATCAGTTTCGCCACTAGACATCTGCTCAGTGGTTTTCTTGGTGTGATGTTGTAGTGCTTCCTTAAGAACTGCTACGTCCCATCCTGTTTCGTATGATTCACCGTCTTTCTTGGACTTCTTGCCTAGCTTCTTCTCTCTATCAATAATAGCTTCGATATTGCTCTCTGAATACCAAGAGCGGATAAAGAAGTAATCACAGTCTTTGTAGGTTAGCTGTCCTGGTTGGAAGAAGATGTCCTTGATATATGGTACTTTGAAGTCTGCACCAACATACTCTCCATTAGAACACATAAATGTAAATGATGGCTGTGCACCATAGATCATTGCCTTAGAGAATAGAGCCCAAGCTTTCTGTAACACTGTACCTTGTGAATTGGCATTAGGAATGATCTCGTTCTCCCATACGTGTTGTACGATCAGTGGAGCCCATTGCCTTGAGTCATTGGACTTAACTGAACCGATAGGAGTCTGTTGGATTACTCTCTTAGGAGTTTCTTTGACTACTGAGGCTAGAGTACCGTCTGTGTTCTTAGGATAGCCCTTAGCTATGCCTGGGTGTGGTTTGTTTCTAGCTAGTCTTTCGAACTCTGCTAGAGGCTGGAAGGGCTGACGCATATATTCCTTAGCATCAGTGAAGAGATCGTGGATGTTCTTGGGTGTTATAAACGAGTAGCTCATTATGCGTTTTACATTAATTGAGACCCCTCGTCTAGGTAGCCAGTTATATGATTGTTATTATACAGTAAGTAATTTATCAATTGTAAACAGCTCTGTAACATCTGATTATGTAGTAGTAGTCCTTCTTCTCTGGGTGTTCATACTTAAAGTCCACCCTATCCTCTGGCTTGATCTCTCTAGTGAATCTAAGGTACTCGGATAGCTCCTGCTTATCGTCTAGCACTTTGATACGCTCCTCAATGATAGTTACCTCTGTTGGCTTACCATCGTAGTATGTTTTGGTTGTGATCTCCTTACCGTATTGCATAGCTAATAAAATAATGTATCTGCTTCCCCTGAGCTGTACTCAGTCTCCTCATCTGGTGCATCTTTAAACGCCATTAGACCATAACGTAGGGAGTCGTAGTCGTGGTCGTCTGCCTTAGTATCAACATCATCTACCCTATGTTTATCGTATGGGATAGACGGTAATGTCCTGATTAGGCTCAAGCAAGTAGAAAATACCTGTAGTTTAGGTAGCCCATCCTTAGCTATTGATAGCTTATCGTGCACTACTGCAAGTCCAGCCATTCTATCGTTGTTAGCTGGTACCCAGTCTACCCTCTCTTTAGCAAACATCTGGGCTATTGACTCACCAGTCTTATGATTACCCTGACCGTTCCATATTGCTGGATCAGCTAGGCCATAGCTTACGTTCTCTCCTGCTTCAAACTGCCTGATAGTTCTAGCCTTGATAGGTATGTCTACAAACTCTTCTGTTCTGTACTCCCTATACACGTAGATCCTCTCGGTCATTGGGTCTTGAGCATACCAGAGTACGGAGTTCTTGTTACCGTAGTCCATAGAACGCCATCTCTGCCAGTGCTCGGGTATTGGGAAGGGGTCTATAACGTGGGTATCTCTCTTAAACTCTTTGAACACCTGACCAGCAAATACATCCCAGTCTCCATCTCTTAATGCTCTTCGTAGCTGTGGGTCTTTAATACCTGATAGCTTACGCTTATAGTCTTTCTTGAACTTCTCATTAGGGTGGTCATCTACCTTAGCTGGGATGAATACTCTAGTGACGACTTCACCTGTATCAAGTGGCTCTTCGTATATCTCCTCTGCTGGCATCGGGTCTATAAACCTAGACTTAACCCATCCATGACCTATACCTCCTGGGTTAGTGCCTGCTATGAACATCACTGGGTAGTCGTCATTAGATGTTCTGTTACGAGTAAGTAGGTAGTCTATCCAAGGCTCTGGAAACTGGGTTAGCTCGTCTACTGCTATGACTGGCATTTCTGCTCCTTGGTATCTATATATGTCGTTGTCGTTGTCTAGGTAATTAAGGATTAGTGTAGAACCATTACTAAGAGTAAACTTCCTATCTTGTCCATGCCATACCATGTAACCTGCCTTGATGTATTCTCCTGCTTGTTTGTTGATCTCAGGAATGATCGTAGCTTTAAGTTCTGGGATGGTACGTCTAAAGAGATTAACTGGTATGCCTGGGTACTCTAGGGCGATAGTGATTGCTTCTGCTACTATAGCGGCTGTCTTACCACCTCCTGCTGCTCCACCATATAGCTTCTCATCAGCTACTGATTGATGGAATACAGATTGCCTTTCGGAGGCTGTGTAGTCTGGTACTTTTACCCTTATGGACATAGTAGACCCTCCATTACTGCCTGAACCACGTTAGTAGTCACTGCATTACCGCACATTTTGTAGCGTTGGGTGTCGCTCATCTTCACTGAAACTGGGAATTTATCTATATCGTTGTCTACTATAGTCTGGTACTCTATGCCTTGCTGAGTCCAATCGTCGGGGAATCCTTGTAATCGTTCGCATTCTCTGGGGGTCAACCTGCGGATTCTTGTGCCATCTGTA